AATTCCAGCCCGCCAAGGACGGCCAGCAGGACGTTCCACCAAACGGTCTTGGACTTCAATGCGCCTTTAAGCATGTGGCCTCCTAGAACCCAAGTTGATTGATGCGCTGCTGCTCAGCCATAAAATCACGCTGGGCGGGCGACAAAGTGTTTAATCCCGTAGCCGTGCCAAGGGCAACCGGCGCAAACGGAACTTCGGTCGGAGCGCCACCGCGCATACGCAGCGATGCTTCAGCCGCACGCTGCTGCGCCAAACGGTTAGCCAATGATCGAGCGCCAACACGAGTCGCGCCTACGCCTACACCGGCGGCCAATGCCATAGGCAGCGTGACTTGTGGAGCAAATACGCCAAGCGCCGATCCGGCATACAAACCGCCACCCAGCGTTGAGCGAACCTTTAAAGCCTCGCTGACACTGGTAAGCGCAGACGCCAATCTGCCGCCCCGCACCACTTCTTCAATGAACTGGCGCTCTTCAGGCGTGTATAACCGCATCCGACGTTCGTTGCGGGCAAGGTTTCGGAACTCGGTGCGAATCGCATCATCTAGCGGTCGGCTGGACAATTTGGCGCGGCGCACCAACTCTTCCATGTTTTCACTTTTGCTAACCGCTGCGTACAGACGACGCGCTTCCGCTAGCGCGGCTCGGGCTTGCGGGTAGTTTCCAGCAGAAATAGCCGACGGCGGAGCGTTCAGCACAAAGTCGTCCAACTCCGACGCTAACTCGCTACCAAGGCGGCGCAAGTTCGGGTCAGTGCTTTTGCCAAGGCGCTTTTTGATGTTGCTACGTGCAGCATCTAGTTCGCTCATCGTGCGAGGTTTGCCGATAGATTGCTCAAGGTTGCGAATCTCAAGATCAACAGCCTTGTGCTGATCAGGGTCAAACCCAGTCAGGCGACCGCGCACCCCTGACAGCCAACTGCTATAGGCGTTAGGGTCAAACTGCACGCCGGACTGATCAATAGAGCGATACGTGGCCTTGGCCTGATTTCGCATCTGATCCAGCGCAGGCGCTTTAACTTGTCCGGTGCGAGTTGCCTTGGCAGTTGTGGCACCGCCTACTAAGCCCGCCAATACGCCCACAGCGCCCTTTACATACGGGTCTTGCAGGATCGCGCCTTCGTCGGTTAACTCGTCTACCGCCTGCACAGCGGCAGCGGCGGGAACCGCAGCACCTGCCTGCACAACAGGCGCACGACCGGCTTCTGTCAGAACATTACGGACAACGCCGGGGGCGGCCTGTCCGGCCAACTGTCGAAGTGCATTAGCCTGCGACAGCGCAGCCGTAGCGGCTTCTGAAGTCGTAGCGGCGAAACGCTGACCCGGCGTCTCAGGCTGGCGAAATGCGTCTGGTGCAACGGTTTCAAGACCGCCGCGAATAACGTCAGAAAGCATCGGCACGCGCTGCTCAGAACCAAGCGCTTGGGAGCCAACATTAAAAGCCGTGGATGCAAGATCAGTCAGGCCAAGAGCAAGCGGCGCTACGACAGCGCCAGCAGGGCCGCCTACGGCTCCGCCACCAAGTGCGGCAGTGGCGTACGGGGCAAGCGCTCGATTAACAACGCCAGCATATTGGGACAGCGTATCTACAACGCCGGTTCTTTGCGGGATGGCGTCTTCTACTCTGTCCGGCTTAAACCTAGGCGTAGCGGAAGTATCGGGCTTGAAAGGCATCTTTTACTCCCATGTTCCCGAAACGCCACCAATGGTTATGCGATCTCCGCGTTTAATCTTTCCAGCCTTAAATGCGGCTTCCGCATCCGCCTCTGACTTAAATTGCTTGCCACCCGTTTCAGGCGCTTTCGGGCGCGACGGCTTTTCAATCTTGCGCTTTTCGCGGCCCGTTGCCGTAAAGTAACGATCCAATTCGCCTTTTTCAACGCGCTGGTTAAAGCGGTCAATTGCACGCTCTTTGACGTTGGCGCGAATCTCAGCCATACGACGCAGAGTTTCAGCATTAAGGCTAATCGTGCCTGACACCACTTCACGCAAGAATTCGCGCTCTGCCGGGGTATCCAGCCCGCGAGCGCCAACGCCCAACGCCTGAATGTTGGAAAACACATCTGAGCCAAGCAGCGCGTTAAGCAGTTCGGTATCGGTAACTTTCTTCGCCGCTTCCTTATCGCCGCCAACAGCAGCCTTAATTCGATTGATTCCCAAGGCCAATTCAGCGGTAATGCCGGTTGAAGCGTTGCCCGTTTGCAGCAGGTTAATTGTCTCAAAGTCCTTAATAAGATCGTCAGCAGCGCGTTGGGCTGCGGTAAACGATGCAATGTCTTCTTCGCCAGCAGCCTTCGCAACCGTGGTCTGATACGCAGACTCAGCAGGCGGCAATTGCACGGTCTGGCGAGAAGCACCAGCAGCGGCAATGCGAGCCTTTTGCGCCTCTTGTGCTGGAGACAACGCCATGCGAGACACAATATCGTCAGCAGTCAAAATTAATTGGTCACGCACTTCAGGCGAAAACTGCGCCGGAATTAACTGCTCAGCCCCCGGAATTGACCCGTAGGTTTGCAGGGCATTGGAACGCCAAACGTCGTACTGAGCCTGATTCGTTACGCCAGCGAGTAAGTCACGGGAACGCTTAAATTGCTCAGTTTCTATTTCGCCTCTGGTTTTTTGACGGGCTAACTCAGCAGTTTCAAGTTCGCCCAAAGTTTTAGCGGCGGCCAATCCTTCTTCGCCCATAAGCATCAAGGCGTTACGATCTCCAGAAGCAAGGGCGTTCCGAATCTGTTGCGCTTGCATTGCTGCTTGCGCCTCAGCCATTTCCTGACGACGACGTAACTGGTTGGCACGCCCCAACTCAGCGCCCTGAACATAAGAGCCAAGAATGTTGACCGGCTCTAATTGAGTTGCACCTACGACTGCCATGACTTACACCACATTCCCATATCGGGGACCCATGTAATTCAAAGTCTGCAAATTCTGGCCGCCGCCCGGAGTTACGTTTGTGGGGCCGAAATATCCGCCACTGTACATGCCGTACAAACCAGCGCCTTGTCCAAGCGCTTGGTTCAAAGCATTGGCCTGCCCAAGATAACCGGAGGCGCGAGCCTGACCGCCTTGCGTCATTAGATTTCCGACGTTGGCGCCCATTTCTCCGGCTTGCCCAGCAACCTGTTGTGCAGCGGCTTGACCAGCGCCATAAAGGCTACCAAGCGCACCAAGGCGTGTGCCTAACTGTGCCTGCGCTCGATTGAAGGCGTTCATGTATTCCTGAGATGCCAAGTCCTGCCCATAGCGCTGACCGGCCTTAATAGCGGCGCCTGACAGCATGTTGCCGCGAGCGGCCTGCATACGCTGAAGGGCTTTTTCGCCCTCACTCAAGCGGAAGGCATATCCGGGGTCCATCTGCAAATCTTGTGCGCCAAACTGACGGGTCAACATTCCGTAGTCGGCAGCAGTCTGATCGCCGCCAATACCGAGCAGCCGCATTAGTTCGTTTTGCGAAGTAATGCCTGCCTGACGGAAAGGCTCTTGCAGTTCAGTCTGCTTTTGAAATATCTCGCGCTGAACTTGCGCTGCTTGGTCTGCTGCCTGCTGCTGCGCCTTAGCGGCTTTGCTCGCCGAACGACTGCCAATTGCAGCCGATCCAATACTGGATGCGGCGATGGCAACTACTGGATTAGCCATGAGGGAATTCCTCGCGATACTTCGCAAAATCTTCGCCGTATAGTGCCATTACCGCACCTGCTTTTTCCATAGCAGACTCACGGCCAAGACACAACAGCACCGTTAACAACACAATGTCGTAATAGGCGGCACGCCAGACAAACGACTTTTCGTCTGCCCGACCCGACCGCTCGGCATCATCCGACGCCTTCCACTTACAAATCGCCGTAGCCAATGCTGGTAATAACTGACTAGCATTAGCCATAAAGAAACTGTTTGCAGGCATGTTGACGAGGCACCGCCACACGGTGTCGTCCAACGCCTTGCGGTCTACCGGGTCGCCGTCTGCCACGTCGTCAAACGTCTGGGTAACGTGCCACAGGTCTAGCAGCCAAGCCGCAGCGTCAGGCGGCAGCCCGAGTTCCCTAAAGTTCTCCGTCAGCCAGTATTCGGCAGTCGTCACGAAATCTCTCGACCTGACGAGCGAATGTTGATGGACGAGGCAGCCGAGGCAATCGTTGAGATAGACCCGCCCGGAGCCAAGGCAGCACCCACAATCTCAGGGAACGTGTACGTTTCGGACGGCTGCAACGACTTGGTTTTAACAATCAAGTTCTGGTTGCCTGCGCCATCTAGCGCCGTTACCAAGTTGACCGACAAGGTAGCCGCTGTGGCGCTGTAATTGGTCGCCGTGAACTTGTCGATAATGGTCGTGACACCCGACGCCGTGTATTGGGTAACTTGGGTATTCTCCGCAATTTTTGCGGGAATCAAGACTCTGACGTTAACTGCCATGTGTCACCTAAAAGGTAAATACAAAACGCACGCGGCCACTGGTGCCGACCTTGCCATCATCGCCGCCTTCAACCGGATCGCCGCCATCACCACCAGCGCCACCGACTAGGCTGCCCACACCCGCAATCGGCGCACCGCCGGTTTGCGTAAAGTTGGCGCCACCGTTACCCGGCGTGTTGGTCGTGTTGCCGCCAGAGGCCGTACCGCCTGCGCCCTGCTTGCCGCCGTTGATGCCTAGGCCACCAAAGCCACCGGCACCGCCTGTGCAGATCATTTCGGCAAGCGCATAGGTTCCGGCATAAGCGGTTGAGATACCGCCGTTACCACCCAAGGGGTCGCCGGATGTGCCAGCCGCTCCAGCAGCACCAACGGAATAAGAAATGGTTTTGCCAGCGTCAGCGCCGGTCAGCACCAGTACGGTTTTAGCGTAACCGCCACTTCCGCCACCGCCACCAGGATTGTCTTGCGGCTCGTAAGCAAACTCGCCAAAGATGTTCGTAACCGTGCCGAAGCCACCACCGCCACCGCCGCCCCATACCTCAATGGTGACGCCAGTCGGTGCAGCCGGAATCGTGATGGTGCCTGACCCCGACGAGAAGTCGATAACGCCCGCTCCGGCCCCGCCGGTCGTGCCTGCAATCGCTGCTGCTAGGGTAGCGCCGCCCATCAGGTCAATCCTGCTCCGCTGATCAGCCACGAGGTCGAGGCGATCTTGACGCAGGTCGCCAAGCCGTTTTGGGCGAGGGTGCGAGTGCCGGTCGTCGTGCTGTTAGCCAGCGTCAGCGTGTCAGTCGTAATCGCAATTGAAAGGGCTGACGAGTTAACGTTGATAATAATAACGACCGTACCTACCGGGAACGCAACCGACCCGTTAGCCGGAATGGTCAGCGTCTTGCTGGTGCCGTTCATCAAAATGGACTTGCCACGGTCAGCCAGCACCAAGGTGTAGTTATCAGTCTTGCTAACCTGCGGGGCTTCTCGATAGCCCACCGCATAGTTCGTGCTAACCGTATCGTTGTCCGGTATCAGCGGCGTTCCGGTAAAGGTAGGGGATGCCTTAGGGGCATAAGTAGCGGCTGCCGTAGCGGCTGTAATGCCGTCTGTGATGCCGTAGCCAGAGAGCGTAGTCGGCTTACCCGTGACGTTCGCAAACGGCACAGCACCCAGCGACAGGTCGTTAACGCCCGGAATGTTGTCGTACTCGCCCAACTGCACGTCGTTGGAGTCTTTCAACACAAGGCGGTAGTTCACGCCTTGGGTTAGCCAGATGTCCTCCGGGGTGCGTCCGGCAGAGTCCAGAATGATGGGGTTTGCGTTGGCAGCCGTACCCAAAGACGACGTATACGTTGTCTGCGGTGTGGTCGTGCCAGCAGCGTAGGTGTAAATCTTGCCGCCTGCGAGAACTTCCCCGTCGTCCGTAAAGAACTGGGCACCTGCGCCTGCGACTGCTGAAAGGTAAACGGTCATGGATCAAGTCCTCATTCGAGCAGCAAGTTATTGTACTTGGCCGCTTGCATAATAACCCAATTTGTGCCATCGGAGACGAGCGTTGCCCAGTCCCCGCTGGTAGCCGCCAAGATCGCCGTTCCAGCCGCCCCGCCACCCTGCGGCACCACGTTGCTGGAGGCGGACACCAAGGTTTGTGCTTGGTGGTTAAGAAAGTGCAAAACCCGCCCCACGTTGGCAGAAGCCGACGGCAAGGTTACGGTGCAGGACGAGCCTGACTTGTTGTTGATAATCCAACTGTCGGTAACGGATACCGAGAAGTCCGCCGTTTTTGTAACCGGCGGCGAATTGATGATGGCGCCACCGCTCTCGAAGTAAGTGGGCCGGACAAACAAAATGCCATTAGACGCCGCATTAACGACCGCAGCGACAATAACGATAGGGTTTGGCGGGGCGGGGCGAATCTTGGTCAAGCCGCCCGTAACGGCAGGGTTGTAGTACAGAATTTCGCCGTCTACCCAGGCTTCAGCGCCACCTGTAGTGTTGACGCCTTTGATTTCGCCAAACCAAGTAATGTACCCCCAAGCATTGTTGGCAATGTCTTGGGTAGCCACGCCCATAACGTATTCAATTTGGGCGGCAGTTAGTCCGGTAGCGGGAGCGGCTTTTAGGCCACCTGACGCACCGACTGCCCCGGTGAACATAACCACCTGCCCCTTAGTAATGGCAGCGGTTGCTTTGACGCGATAAAACGTCTCTTCGCCGATGTCCTGCACAATCGTGCCGGTGTCTTCCATGACAACGGCCAGCGTCTTTGAGCGATCTTCGTTATCCCAATAGACGGTGCCGGGAATGGTAGACGGATATGGATTAGGGTTACGCCCAAATGTCGTCCACGGCAAGTTAGCCTGCTGCAATCCAGCGAACGTGCCTAACTGCGGCTGCGGCAGCGTATCAACGGCTTCGGCAATAACTTGAGTCTGCGACTCAATGGTCGGCTGAACGACTGGCGCTAACGCCAAGTCTACGGTCGATATGTCGCTCGTGCCGCTGCCCGTGATGTTGTACAAGTTGTACAAAAACCGATACCACTCGCGGTTAACGAGTCCGGTCTGGGCATCCACAAACGGCACGCGAGGTGCCGGTATCTGTGTAATCTTGTCAGGCATTGGTGCCGCTGATTTGCAGTTCGGCACCCATAATGGCGACCTTTACCGGATCAGTGCCGCTGATTTCGTACACACGGTCGCGCAGTTTTAACGTCATGCCCAAGCGGCGGAATATGGCTCGGGTGCCATACTGACCTATGCGACCCATCGAGACTTGACGCTCGCCATTCCAAGTGTGGCCGCCGTCATCCGACCACCGCAGCATCAACTGCGGGTTAGCGCCCGTCGTTGCCGTGTAATCCAGAATCAAATCTTCGCCACTTTCGGTTTGCAGTATTTGGAGCGTTTCTGACCCCAAATAGTCGTAATCCAAAAAGTCGTAGCCTTCTAGGCCGACGCCAGTCTCGCAGTCAATTTGAAGCGAGTGGTGAGCCGTGCGTTTAAGATCGTTGCTACCCGGCGCCAACGCACGCCAGCGACGTAGCCACTTCTGCGTTACGCCAGCGTCCGAGTACACGTCCAAGTCAAACGCATACAACTTGCCGTTCTCGTAATCGCCTAGCACCGGTTCGCCGTTAAACCGCGCATGGCAGTTACCACGGTGGCGTGTAAAGTCGCCTTTCGCAAACCCTGCGCGTTCGTGCCACGCACCCGTAGCAGCGTCGTACACCCACGTCGTATCGGCGTCGGTAAAGTTCAGCACATAAAACGTGTGGCCGTCCTGCTGGTAGGTGTAGCCCACCGCGTCGGCCAAGTTGCTGTAACCTTGAATAGCAAACTCTACGGCGTGCGTAGATACGCGCACACCCTGATAGCCTTGCGCTCGATAAACGATGCCTTGACCGCGAGCGTCTGCGCCTAGCCAAAAGACGGAGTTATCCATCTTGGCGACCGAGTAGGGGGCAATACAACCGATCTCGTTGTAAGCGCCTTGGATGCGGGACAAGGGAAAATCGGCATCGCCTGAGTTGTACCAGACCTCCACCGAGTTCGTGCCAAACAACCACGCTTCGCGGTGGTCAATGATCAGAGAGACTAGCCCGTCTGGTGAACCCTCCGCGCTCGCAAAATCCAAGGGGTCAATAGACAGCCCATCCAATAAGGCTGTTACCCATACTCTTTGCGAGTTCGGTTCGTTGAACACAAAGTAACCGTCAAGGTAGCCCACGTTCACGGCACCAGGAAAGTCCTCGTCCGTAATTTGGGCAAACGCCAACGTGTTGGTGTTGTAGATATAACTGTCAGGATTGCAGGCTATAAATAACTGCGTTCCGTTGTCAGCGATTGACACCGGACCTGTGCCTGATACATCACCAATTTTGTTGGCGACGTAGGCCGTTGTCAGACGGTAAAACTCGCTTCCCGATACAACGTACAGGTAATTGCCAAGGCTGTAGACGCCGCGAATAGGGCCGGTGCCCACGGTAGCCTTCAACGTCATGCCTGGGCAGCGTTGCAGGTACGCGGGTTCCTTGCCGCCTTCTGGCACTACTTCTGGGTACAAATTAATCATCTGGTTGTCGGCAGCGTTGACCGACCGGATGACGTACGACGACCCGAGGATCGGCGTCTTCATTAGAAGTTGCCCGTGAAGATGTTAAAGCGCGGACGATTGACGATGAGTGCCGCTGGCATTGCCATCAAGTCATCCGGGTTATTGATGCGCTTCAAGTCGCGCTTGCTGTACATCGCAATGCGCTGCACCTGCGGCGACGGTTCCACGCCAAACTCGGCAGCCAGTTCGCAAGCCAAGTTGTAACGGAACGCACGCAGATAACCCGGCGGGAACGCAAGGTTAGTATCCAACGTGGCAGGCTGCGCCAAGGGCTGCACCGACACAAAGTGGAACTCCAGCACGCGAGTCGGCACCGGGTAGATGTAAATCTCCACATCCGGGTAGGTCATGTTGACCCACATCAACTGTGGATAAGTAGACGTTACGGTCTTAACGGCAATATTGTTGTACTGCTCGTTGTTGATCAGTTTGATGCCATACGACACGTTGGTCGAGGCGTCACAAAAGTAGGTAGCGTCGTCCATCAAGATTGGACGCTGGGCAACAAACGTGCCCGTTGGCCCCATCGTAATAGTGCGGACGTTAGGCTGCCAGTTATAAACTTGATCTTGGGTCGAGTAGACCGCCAGACGCTCCGTACTCCACGAGTCAAGCATCTGGTTTAGGGCAGTGAGGGCGTCCTGAGACGTGGCTGCCGAAGGCACTTCACCTTCTGCCAATTGCCCGATCAGACGCAGCGCACCGTTGATCTGGTCAGCAGCGGTGGTTGCCATGTATTACTCCCGGCGTCGTCGTCGCGCCCTTAATGCGTTATCAGAATTCCCCGATGCCGACAAGTCTGCCGACACCGGGGATTCTGAATCATCCGGGTCAGAGGGGTCAAATTCCTCCCACCCATGCTCCATATCTTCCCGCGCTTCCAGCCACGAGATTGCTACTTTCTCCCCGTGCTTGGGGTGGCGAAGGTAGATATTCGGCATATTACGAGGCTACAAGCGGAATGCTGTACCAAGTGGTGCTGTCATACGCCACCAACACCGTTGAGGTGAGGTTAGTGATTGAGTACGCAGCATTAGCCGACAGCGCATTGATCGCGTCACCCGAAGCCGGGTAAATCTTCAACGCAGCCGCAGCATTGTTCTTGATAATGCAAACAAGACCCGCAGCAGCAGCCGGGAGCACAACGCCTTTTGTACCGTCAGCAGCCGAAACGAGCGTAAAGCCCGAAGTGACCGCCGCAGCATCGCCCTGCACTGAACCCGTAGCCGCTACCGTAGCCGACTTTATAAACAAATTACCGCTTGCCGTGACCGAAGCCGACGACACGCTGCCCGCCGTTAGAGCGCCAGAAACGGACGCACTGGCTGCCGAAACGGCACCAGTGACGCTTACGCTCTGAAACTCTGGGTCGGCGTATGCAACACCAATCGCCTGTGTATTAGGCATATCAATACCCCTTCAGGTTAGCCCCCGGCGAGTTTCCCCGCCGGAGGCATTGCCATTACGAAATGCGGTAGCAGGTCCACGTACCGTCGCCCGTCTTACGAGCGCGGAAGTGACCCGACGTACCGTTGTCGACCTGACCAGCGCCGACCAGCGTCCAACCCGTTCCAACCGCAACGGTCACGTCATCCGTGCCACCGTCGATGTTGACAACAAAGAAGTCAAACGCCGCGTCCACCTTAGAGGCAGCCGAGACATAGGCTTCAAGGTCGGCAACGGTCGGCAGCGTCATGTTGCCCGCCGTACCGTCAAACGTGAAGAGGCCGTTAGCCAACTGAGCAGCAGTCACCGTCGCAGCAGCGGTCAACGCCGTAGGAGCGCCCTGCACGAACAGCAGCGGCTCGCCGACATTACCGTCTGTAACCTGATAACCACCAGCGCCATTAGGAAGTGCCATTTTGTATTACTCCGTGAATAAGGTTAAGAGTTAGCCCCAGAGGCGCACGGCCATCTGCGGACGAATCACCGAGTAGCCATACAGCACGTCGATACGGCACGGCATACGGTCGTTGTTGATGTCGTACTGACGGACAACGCGCATGGAGATACCGTTGTGGACCTGACGCGAAGCCATGTCAACGCCCTGCGGGAGCAGGAGGTCAGCCGTGGCAAACGCAATCGCGTCGCGGTGGTACACGAGGTTCTGCGGGTACTGGGTCGAAGCGCCACCCAAGAAGGTGACAGCAGCGCCAGACTGCGGGAACGAATCAACCGTGGCAAGAGCGTTCGACGACGTGTAGATCGCCGGGCTGATCTTGACCGCAGCATACGCGCCACCCGAGGCCGCCACGTCTTCCGTGACCACGAACTGCTGGAGCGAGCCAGTTGATTCGCGGGTCTGCGGGTTCACAGCGTAGACATTCGCAATCGTGAACACGTCGCCCTTCTTAATGGTCTGCGTGCCAGTGCCGGTGATGGCGATGGACGAAGTACCCTGAGCCGAGACGGTCGTGGTGACGGTGTGAGCGCCCGTGCGGGTGCCAGTCGTGAACTGCTTGATTGACTGCGACATGTTGAGTTCCTCGAACCCAAGGATGCCTTCGCCAAACATGCCGTTCTTAAACTGCGCCGAGATGGTGCTGACCGGGTTAAACAAGCCCTTCATGCCCTCGATAAGCGAGGCATTAGCAGCCGGGTTCACGGTCACATAACGCGGCGACATCACAGCGGCGGCCTCGTTCAACTTCTGCTGGGCAGCGAGAAGAACAGCGGTGCTGCTGGGGGTCGTGCCGGGGGTGCCGACAGACTGATAGATGCCGTTGAACGAGTTAGCAACGTCAGCGTCGATGCTGGCGGCCAACTGGCTGATACGCGGCTTCAACACGCGCTCTGCAAAGTCGTCCAACTGCATGGTCATTTCGGCAGTCGTAAAGTTCACGCCGATGTGCTTCTGCGAAGCAACGGTCAACGTGGTGAACTGCTCGTTGTCGTCCTGCACCTGGAGGGCAGCACCGTCGGTCACAAGAGCGCGGTCCGGCAAACGGATACGCAGCGTGGTGCCGATCTTGGCGCCTTCGACGGCGTAGGAGTCGTCATACTGGCGGTTAACATTACGGGTCAGCACGAGATTGTTTTCAAGAATCTCCAACGCCTTCCGCGTAATCATGTCAATAGTAAGAAGTGTATTAGCCACTTTAGTGTCCTCAAAAAGAAGTTAGCGGTTACGACGCGCTTCCCACTGCTTAATCTGTCGCTGACGCTCGCGCTCAATCCACTCTGACGCACTCATGGCCGAAATTGACCGTGGGTCCGTCGTATCGTAGACCGAGGCGCTAGTGCCTTTTGCCGTGACAGGCTTAATCGGCGGGGGCGCACTGGTTGTTTTCTTCACCGGGGCGGGACTGTCAGCCAACTTGGCCTCAATCTTCCCGATCTCTTTTGCTTGCATATAGGGCGACATCCGGGCGATACGGTCAGCCTCACGGGGATTAGAACCGAGATAGTAAGCAATATCGGGTCCAATATCCGAAGCCTGAATCGTCTGGGCCATAACGGTCGTGATGGGAAGGTTTTGGTTGTACGCGACTTGCTCAAAGTCATCGTACTTTTCCCTCGCCGCCTCTTCACGGTCGTGATAAGCCATCAGAAGAGCCGCTTGCTCACGCTCTGCTTCGCGTCGGGCGAGGAGTTCCGCAGCCTTACGCTCGGCCAAAGCCTCTGCGTAACCCTCCGGGTCTTCGTCCTTGCTCGGCAGGGCGACTGACTCAGCCGGGGTCGACTGGGCCTTAAGCGCCTGCTCTCTCTCCCACTTGCGCCGCTCTCGGGCAAGCCTCTTGCCGACCATTGCGTCCAACTCTTCTTGAGTGAACGATTTGGCTGGCTTTTCCTCCGGCTGTTGCGTTTCTGCAACGACTTCGGGTTCCGGGGCAGCCGTGACCGCCGGTTCCGGCGCGGGTACTTCCGCTACAACTTCAGGGACTACATTTTCGTCCGACATAACATTCCTTACGGATACCTGGTGAACCGCACCAGTACGGTTAAAACTTTAACTTACAAGTTGTTTATTTGCAACGGCTGCCACGGAAGTTCCGGGGACACCACCGTTGTTGCTAAAACCTTATCCAAGTCTGCTTGAGCCTTGGCCTCAACCGCCTCACGGTCTAACCCGCTGTTCCAGCAGAATTGCAAGACAGCCTCTTCGGTTAGATCGTCATAGGCAATAAACGGGTCGCCCGGAGCGCCAAGGGCGGTAGCGCCAAGTGCAGCGCCAGACTTGCCGTCTTGGGCGGCTTGGCAGACCCATCGAGCCATTACCACCGCGTTTTCGTGGCTGCCGACGACAGGCGCAACATCAACACTAACGATTTTCCAAGTAATCATGTGTCACCTATCCGATCAAGGGCCAGCGTCGCGCCAAGAGCCGTTGGTGTAGAAGTACAGTTTGTTGTTAGTACGATCCACAATAATCGGCACGGCATCGGTGTACGTTCGCGGCGTTCCCGTCGGGGTGCCCGCGCAGGACGGCACATAAAGGAAGCCGTCTGTGGCAGACGTGGCTCGGTCGCCGTTGGTCACGATAATGTTGTCGTAAACGTCAACTTGCATACGAGGCGTGTTGTTTGTTACGACGCCCCAAGGATTGCTGTTCAGAGTGCCGTTATACGCAAACCCACCAATCGCATAGCCAGAGGCTTGGTTTACCGTGCCGTTGGTCGAAGTGATCTGGACGTTTGTATCGTCGTTATCAAACAACGCCGCGTTGGTAGCGGCACCATCAACCGACAGGCGATACGCTGACGGAACAGCATTAACGCCAAAGTTGGGAATGTTGTTGTAAATGCTGGTCGGGTAGTTGTTGAGGTTAATAGCCGACACAAAGTTGTTTGCGCCAGCAATCAACGAGTTTCCGATCAGCCGGTTAGTCGCGCCCGTAAAGGTATGCGCGGAGTTGCGGATAGCCTGTTGCGTGAACGAACCGCCCGGCGACACAAAGATGTTGCCGATAATGTCCACATACGAGGTGGTGCCAGAGGCGAACTCGATGCCGCCACCCAAAGCGCCAACCGCAGGGCCGCAGTCCTTGAAGATGTTGCTTTCAAACTTGATACGGCTTCCGGTGTACACGGCGACAGCAAACGGATCGACGCCGTATTGCACGTCTACGAACATGTTGTTTCGCAGGGTAATGTCCAATACGTTAACGCCAGCGCCGCCGATGAACGACGTAGTGCCGCCGATAAACTCGTTACCTTCCAACACGGTGTCGTTAGCGTTGCCAAGGCCAAATCCACGGCCTGTCACGCTTCCGTAGTTAACGACGTTCTTGCTAATGCGAATACCAAACTCTGCGGTTGACTCGGTAAGCGCAGGGCCACTGGAGTTGCCGTAGGTAAAGTAAATGCCGTAACTGTTGGTTGAACTCTGGATGTAGTTGTTTTCAATGTTAAAGCCGTTGGGCATGGTCGTATAAGCAACCGACGGCAAGAACACACTGATATTAGCAACGTTGCCACCACAACTAATCATCCGATTGTTTCGGATGCTGATGTCACGAATGATGTGATAGACGTTAACGTCTGGCTCAACGTCAATCGCACCCGGCATATTGCTGCGGGTGGTGTTAAGGAAGTAATTGTTGTCGATGTTGATGCCGGAGCCATCAATAATGCTGATGCCGTTACGGTTGTCGTTGTTGACGCCGTTGATGTAGCAATCACGCACCGTCACATTGATGTTGTGACGCTCTTGACCGGCAAGATCGCCACTACCAATGTAAATACCGTCGCCACGGAATCCCTCGACAACGCATCGCTCAACAACAGCGTTACGCACGCCGTTGAGAGAAATCAGATGCACAAATTCGCTGAACCCAAGGCTGGCTACTTGGCCTAGCAACTTAAGGTCACAAATCGTGACGTTATCAACGTAGGCTGAAGACGATCCCGAGTTAACGAAAAATGCGCCTTGGGTAGCCGCCGTCCCGGTGTAAAGAATGACCGAACCCGGCCCCTCACCAAAAACCGTGTTGTTGGTTTTAAGGCTAACGGCAGACGTGACTTTGTAAGTGCCGGACGGAAAAAACACGCCGTCAGAGGCGTTTACCGCAGCCTGGATTGCCGCCGTATCGTCGGTCGTGCCGTCACCCACTGCACCATACGACTTGACGTTTACGAAAGCCGTTAGTGCAGCAACCGAAGCCTTCTTCGTAACTCCGTTTTGTACGATAGGGGTGATTTCCGTTCCCGACAGCGGCAACGTAGCGGCAGGCAACTGCGAAATCTTAATCGTACTCATTACTTACTCCTTCGGAACCGCGACCCAGTTACCGGCAGCCTCGTCCCACGAATACATCTCACCGTCAGACGGCATAGGAACCGGAGCCTGCCAATTGCAGTCTGCGTCCAGCGTCCACGACGGGTACGGCTGCGGCGGGATAAACGCATCGAGCGCGGCATCGTATTTGTAGCCGATGCCAGCGTAGTGCTTGCGGATGTTGCCGTTGTAACTGGTCTGTACCCAGTTACCGCCGAGCAACTTCTGGCAGAACGCCACGCCGATGCTTTCCATCTCGTTTCCGTTGGCGTCAGCGGTGTCCTTGTTAGCAACGACGATCACGCGCTGCACCACGCCGTTTGAGTCAATCTCTGCAAAATGAGCCATGTCTTACTCCTTCAGATGCAACGCGGTCAGGCTGCTTTCATCTCCAACGTAGCCTACCGGAAAAGTGTTAAACGCTAACGATACTCGATCCTCGCCCTGCACGGTTTCAACCATGTGCGTCAGGCTAGACGGAAACAGCATCAAGTCACCTGCGCCAACCTCAAACCACCACGAGTCGCTGTTGTACACGTTGTAGTTGTCGGTCGGCAGTTTGACCTGCTGATACCCGTCTTTGTAGAAGTAAATCTTATCGCGCTCGCGGGCAGCTTTGAGGTACAGCACACCGGACACGAACGAGTTGGGATGCGCGTGTTTGTGGTGATACTGACCGGGCTTGGTGTAGTTCAACCACGATTGCGTCAGGCGCAGCGATACGTCGTGCTTTGGCGCGTAGATCGAGCGCAGGTACTCGTTGACACTGGCCTCGGCAAACGCCTTGAGGCTTGCCATCGTGTCGTGACGCAACACATAGCGGTCATCGCTTGTCGTGTTGCCCATGTTGCTATGCGTCGGCTGCTCGTCCACAAACGCCATTTCCTCGGCGGTGTAGTCCCGTCCAAGTTCAAACTTGGCGACAGCCGTAGGAAAGAGGTTGTATGTAATCACGCAACCGCCTTTTCAATCTGGGCAACATAATCGTCAAACGCCGCCTGTTGCTCGGGCAATAGGATCGTCGGCACCGCGTCCTCAAGTTCCTTGATCTTTTCAATCGTGAACATGATTTCATCCCACGACGGTTTAGGTCGCGGATCTTCCCAGCGGGTAATCTCGCGGTTGCTGATCTCCCACTTTGCGCCGGGGCGAAGCAAGTGCATCGCCGTATCAATACCCATGAGTTGATAGGTTTTCATGTGAAGTTGACCTTGAGGATTACGATACCGGAGCCGCCTGCGCCGCCAGAAGTGGCCGCACCTGCCGATGCTTTGCCCCCGGCGCCGCCTCCGCCTCCGCCCGTGTTTGCGTCACCGGAAGATCCGTTGGTTGCGCCATTTCCGCCGCCAGCACCACCACCGCCAGTGCCGCCGGTTGAAAATGGCGAAGTATTGTACGTTCCACCGCCGCCGCCGCCTGCATAAGTTACAGAACTGCCGGAAATGCTAGAGGCTGTTCCTGTTCCACCATTACCCCCCACAGAAGCACCAGCAACGGAGCCTGCGGCGTTTGCGCCGCCACCCCCACCGCCATTAAATCCCGGAGCGCCGCCTCCAGCGCCTCCATTATTTCCTTGGGATGGAGATGTGCTTGGCGTGTCGCCGTTTCCAGCCGTTGTGTTGTTAGCGCCGCCACCGCCGCCAGAGCCACCGCTTCCAGCAGCGCCACCGGTAGCGCCAGAACCGCCGCTACGGCCGCCGCCGGTTGATGTAATTGTTGAAAAAACGCTATCGTTTCCAGCGCCGCCGTTTGATGCGCCGCTTGCTGTGCTGGCAGTGCCGCCAGCGCCAACAGTAATGGTGTAGTCGGTGCCCGCTGTTACAGACAATCCTGTTCCAGTGCGAAATCCGCCTGCCCCACCGCCACCTGTTCCGCCGTTTACTGCGTCTGCGCCACCCGCACCACCACCCCCCGCAACAACGAGGTAGTCAACGCTGACCGCACCAGCCGGTGCAGTCCACTTCTGCGTGGACTTAAAGGTGAAGATCGAGGTTGTGCCGGGGACTTGGTATTTGAGGATGACGATGCCGGAGCCGCCTGCTGCGCTATTTGACGGGCTGTTGCCACCATTACCGCCGCCACCGCCACCTGTGTTAGCGGTTCCGGCAACAGCCGCAGTTGTGCTGGATTTAGCGCCTGCACCGCCGCCACCCGTGCCGCCAGAGCCTTGCGTTTTAGAGCCGCTATCAACGCCACCACCGCCGCCGCCTGCGTAGGTGACGCTGCTACCAGAAATTGACGATGATGACCCGTTGCCGCCGTTGCCACCTTGTGACGAATTTGCGTCGCCTCCAACGGCACCAGCGCCACCGCCACCTCCACAGTTTGTATAGGTAGAACTGTCGGTATTTCCTGCACCGCCGTTGTTGCCTTGTGATGGACTTACAGATGGCGTGTTACCAGAACCGCCTGCTGCGTTACCTGCACCGCCGCCACCGCCAGACCCGCCGTTGCCACCAGTTGTGACGGGCGACAACGCGCCGCCGCCTCCGCCTCCGGTTGAAGTAATGGTGCTAAATATGGAGTTGTTACCAACGCCACCGCGATTGGCTCCATAGGCCGCAGCAGTTCCACCGCCTCCTACGGTTACGGTGTAATCAGTTCCGGCTGTAACGGACAGCCCTGTTCCCGTGCGGAAACCACCGGCTCCACCACCGCCGCCATATCCACCGCCGCCACCGCCACCCGCAACGACGAGATACTCAACCTCGGTTACGCCAGCAGGCGCAGTCCACGTTCCCGTAACAAGGAATGTCTGAATAACCGTGTAAGGCGCCGCTCCAGTCTTGGCCGCGAGCAGCAGATTCATAATGCCCGACATGGTTTAACTCACGTTGCCGCTGATAACGCAGACCGTACCAGAGAGGAACAGTATCGTCGCCACACCTCGCGTTGCTAAAGTCACCGTAGCCTTATCCGCATCCGTACCTGCGATATACGCCGTCGTAATCGTGCAAGTAATCGTGATGTTGCCGGATGTGTTGTTGAAGATTGACACCACATCGCCAGCAGCAAACGTCGCATCGGGAATGGTGATCGAGCCGCTAGTGCCGACACCGATAAACTTGCCGACATCGCCAACCGCAAGGCTGTACGAAGTCGTTTTGTCGCTGCCCGACTGCGGGATGTTGCGGAAACCAACAGTAAAGTTTTCATCCGGCAGCGTTACGGTTCGAGCAGCAGAAGGGCCGCTGAACGTGATGACTTGACTGAACACCGGAATCGTCGTGTTCGCATCCGGCAGCGTCATCGTACGGCTGGCCGACAACGTGGTCGGGGTCAGCGTGACGGCATACGAATTCGTGCCACCTGCGCGACCAGCCAGCACCACAGCGTCTTGCGTGGCAGCGGCTTCCGAACGCACAGCGCTTGCAGCGCGGAACGTCTGGGCAGCAGTGAAGGTGTTGGCGGTGCCGGTAACTAGACCAAGCAGGTTAGTGCCGGTCAGTTTGTAGTTAGCGCCAGAACGTGCAATGACGTACTCGTCGCCTGCCTGGGCCGGTGCGCCTGAACTCAGTGCACTTATTTTGGTATCAGCCATGACTTACTCCAATTCTATTTTGCTGTCGTCTTCGAGCAGCACAAACGAGTCGTCTTCAAGTAGTAAATACGATGCCGCAGGGGGCGCAGCGCCAGCAGGCGGTACGCCTAACGCAATAATTGACCCTAGCCCAAGGGCAAGGCCGTTTTGCGGAGCGATGCCGTAAAAAGTGGTCATTAGTTGCCACTAATCGGCTTGGCGTACACGTTGCCACCAGAGGCAACCTGAATCGCCGATACGCGCCACGGAGCGCCCGTACCTTTCGGCACAATGAACGGCACCGGAACGTTAGCCGGGATCGGCGTGCTGCTGGTAGTAGCGGTCGCGCCCTCGCCAACGGCGATATAAGCGGCGGTCGTGGCCCACACCACAACACCCTCGACGCCAGCGTCCCAAGTGCCTGTAGACCCGGCAGTCCCCGTATAAGAGGCAGTCTTGGCCGGGAACAGACTGTCGTTCAGCGGGTTAAGTAATTGCATTGTCTATACCTCAAGCCAAGAAACGAAGCCGATATAAAGTTGAAAGATATAAAGCGACAATCTCGTCAATAATGTTCTGAATTGCCGTTTCTTCCTTGTCGCAGAACTTGTAACGATTAGCCTCAATTTCGGCTAACTGGTCTTGCAGAAACTCAACGATATTGGTGGTCTTTTTAGCCGACATTAGCGTGATCGGACCAATCAGGCCGTGACGGCCCTGATAAGCCTCTGCAAACGAGTCGGCCAAGTCCACCACGCTTTCGTAAAACTTACCCAACGCCTTGTGCTTGGCGTATGAGCGGGTGTTGAGATGAACGCTATGCGTGACATCCCGCGCTAGGAACAACATGCCTACAAAGTCAGCCGGTTTCATACCATTCCCTCGCCCATCTGCGGAGTTTCACGTGGAACTTCCTGGGGCATTAAATCTGCGCTTGACATCATACCCGAAATCGTGCCCATAACGATGTCCTGAATCTGCTCTTCGGACATGCCAGCCTGCACGGCGCTGATGCGCTTGGTTTCGGCGTCGTATGCCTTGATGGCCGCTTCCTGCTCCTTGATACGCAGTTCGGTCGCTTCCATCGAACGCGAGACGTTCTGGAGCATCTGAAACATCTGATCCATCTCAGCGCCCATCGCTTCAATCTGCTGGTTAGCAGCCTGCAACGCTGGGTCTTCGTCAGGATCGGCAAGCAGTTTCGGATCAATCGTCTTAGAGAGACGCTTGGCAATTTCCTGCGCTCCCGGCCAGTCCATGTTCTTGACGA